CTTTCTAGGAGTTACATAACCTACGCCAGGAACTGCACCAGTTTTACCTGCTGCTCTTGCGGCATTTCTGTCTGCTGCTCTTTGTGCTGCTCTCTTACGGTTGCGATCATACTTCGCATCCTCTTCAACTTGCTCAACTTCTTCATTCTTAGGTTTCTTGATGTATGCAGGACCACCATAAACCTTCATCTTTTTATCAGCCTTTGCCTTCACTCTCTGCTCGGCTTCTTCTACTTCATAGACTGCATTATATGCAGCAGTAAGAGAGTCAACTTCTTCTTTTTGATTCTCTTTGTTCAGAGTCTTAACAATCTTCTTAGAACGATCATATGCTTTCTGACGTTGATCATCACTAACAGAAGGACTTACAACTTCACGTCCTAAGTTTCCTGCCTTACGGAACATCTTGCTCTTGGGAAGTTCTTTCTTCTCTTCTTCAACTTCAACAGATTCAAAGTGAGGGTTCTTCTGACCCTTCACTTTTGCCATATCTTTACGCGCCTTCTCGTTATTCTCTTGGCGCTTCTTCATATCAGTCTCAAGATAAGAAGAGTCCTTCTTTTCGTGGACGTTAGTATATGCTTCAGCAAGTTTTTGCAAGTCGTGACGATTCATCTTGATGTCTAAAACTATTTCCGTAAAAGTATTTATAACTTTCCAGAAACGATACCATCGCCAACAACACGAACACTACCTTCTGGCCATCCTTCCTGCTCACATTTGAGATGCCAACGAGTCATAAGGACAACATTGTCTCTGAATGCACCTGTTAACATTTGACGACCCTTTACGGTCATACTAGAATAAAGACCATATCGTGTTGCCCAAACATAGAAACACTCGTCAATAAGTTCTGCACCTTCGGGCACAATTACTTGGTCAGTTGCTGTCTGAATCATTTGAATCCTCTTTCTTTTTGTTAAAACCAAAAGGTCCTTCTTTATCATCTAATGCAAACTTCATCGCAATGCCACCAACTGCTTCCATAACTTTAAGGATGTCCTCTGATTTTGCATCCTCTCCAAGTTCTTTAGCAACATACCAATACTTAGGCCAAAATGTTTCGCCTGCTTTTTGATAATCTTCAAGTGTTAGAATTTTCATTTTTTTGTTGTTTTAGTAATTTAAAGTACGCTTTGTAATATCGAGTCTTCATTTCTTCTAGAACTTCCATGTCCTCATCATATGCCATGAACTTGAGCAACTGATAAGAACCTTCTAAGTCACTGATGAGTCTAAGAATATTAACGGGATCTCGTTTAAGACCACCGTGAGTATATTCACTAGAGTTGTTTTTAAACATCCAGTGCTGATTGAATCTGTTCGTCCAAAGCAACAATTGCGTTACGAATATCTACTGTACGTTCTGATGGAAATTCGTAACTATCTTGTTTTGTAGTACGAAAAAGTGTCTCACGTACTGCTGCAGCAACACGAATATCTAATTCAATAGTAACGGTTTTGTCGGTCATTTTCCACCTGTATCGTAGTTTAGTTTGTCGTCTTGATCTTTTAATTTACGCATACGAATTGTTTCGTGTAAGCGTTTAATTGCTTCTTCAGTTTCTGGGGTTTTATCATAGGACCATTCGTCCTTTGACTTTTTCTTTTTACCCATCAGACATCCCCATCAACTCGATTTTCAGAATGATGAACATCAAACTCTCCACCAGGATATCGTGCTTTGAGTTTATCAACATTCATTTCAATGACTTCATCAAGAGAAACATTGAGTCCCATACATGCTTGTGCAACATACCACATGATGTCTCCAAGTTCACGCTTCATGTGAAATAGATTTTCTTCATTAACAGGTTTACCTTGGAAGATAATCTTCTTTACAATCTCGGTAAACTCACCTGCCTCAGCAGACATTCCTACAGCAGCAGTAAGCAATCGCTCGGTAGGAAACTCTTGACCTTCAAGTTCTTGGATACGATATACGAAAGCTTCGTTATCTTTACTTTGTTCCGAGGTAACGCCATTTACAAATTCAAGGTATCGTTGTGTGTCTACAGTCATATTAGAATTTAAGCGATGCAAATTTCTTAGATTTCTCCTCATTATTATACTCCTCTTCCTGCCCACTGTCAAGTATGTCGTGCTGTGCAGACTGCTCACAATCAAACAATCTCATCTTGGAACGGTCAATCCCCACAACAAACCTCTTGTTCATGTTGATATCGTTGTAACGATTCTTCAATTGCTTCACCATAATTTGTCCCAACTCCTCAAGCTCATCTGTAGAAATAAGGGCAAACATAAGATCAGCAGTAGCAGGGAGACCAAAGGACTCACTAGTATCAGTAAGCTCAACGTCAGAGCTACCATAACCAGAACGAGTGGTCTGCGTGGCAGAAACGATAGGGACGTTTGCTTCACAAGCCAGTCCTCTAAGTTCTTCTGCAATTGACTTAATAGTTGTATATGAATTGACATTGCTGCCAGCGCGATATCGCGAGGAAGCACATATATTAAGGTAATCAATGAAAATAATATCAGGTCTAAATGATTTCTTAAGTGCAAGTTCATTAAGAAGTGCTTTAAAATGTCCACTGTGAGCACTCGCTGTAGGGTATTCTTTAATTATAAGTGAACCCTGTGTTTTTTGACAAATGTTAGAGACTTTTGTCTCGAACATCTGACGTGGGAGATCTGCAATCTCTTGAATGTTTACATTTAGAAGGTTGGCGTCTATCCTTTCTGCAATCTTTTCTTCAGCCATCTCCATCGTAATATACAGAACATTCTTATTCTGTAATAAACAAGAAGAGGCAAGATGACACATAAAGAGAGACTTGCCCACGCCAGTACCTGCAAGAGCAATGTTGAGAGACTTATTACAAAGACCGCCCTTTGTGATCTTGTTGAAGAAGTCCAAGTCGAATGGAATCTTTTCCTCAGTTTGATGGTAGAAGTCGTATCGTTCTTCATAGTCATTTAGATAATCGTGTCCAATATGATTATCAAATGAAACTGCAAGAGCATCAGAAAGGATTGATGGGATAGCATCTCTACCTTTCTTCTGTTCTTCACCTCCGTCTGCAATACTAATTGACTCTACTAGTGCAAGATAGATTGCACGATCACGACACCACTTCTCAGCAGTATCGATCAACCATTGCTTGTCGTTTGGGGCATGCTCAAGTTTAGAAAGAGATTCAACAGTCTGCTTATATACTTCATCATTTAGGTCAGTTCTATTCTCGACCTCAATTAATAGAGCAGAAGTTGTTGGAAGAGTATTATATTTTACAATGAACTTTGATATCTCAGTGAAGATAATCCTCTCGTGATAGTTCTCAAAGTATTCTTCCCTTACAAATGGAAGGACCTTACGAGAGAAGTCCTCATTGAAGACCAGGTTTTGTATGATTGTAGACTCAATTCGTTCCATTACTTATAATGTAGATACGTACTTAGAATGTACTTTGGACATTCATTCACTGGTTCACCCCTATGTGGGAATAACCACAAGGGAGGGAAGATAACCAGTTTACCTTTTTTGGGTTCAATTGTCAATCCTTCAAATACAGTGTTCCCCTCATTTGGAACATCATTTAGATACCACATAAAAGACAAAAATCTCCGGGAAGATGCATAGTCTTTCACATCAACATGAGTATCAAACATATCTTTCCCGTCAGGTTCATACCTTTTGATACGGAATTGTTCAAATGCATGTGACTCTGGAAAGACTCTTTTGTCTACAAACTCATAGTAATCGTTTCGATATTCAAATGTCTTTGCTATCAGAAGTTTATGTACACTACTGATTTCTTTAGAGTGTTCTGTTAAATTTAATTGAGTGAAGGATGGTTTGCTGTCTGCATCAACACGTTCGTGCTTATCTGAATTCTGATCAAAGAAACCTATGAGAAAGTCACAGGTCTCTTCATCTAGTGCATCATCGTAGACACGAACAAAATCATTAAGTAGAACCATAACTGAATTCTTTCTTCGCAATCTCATCAAGTTTTTGCATCACTTCTGGTGTGAAGTATGTCTCTGGGTCTTTTAGAATTGCCTTAGCATAGACTTTCTTACCATCCATCTCATAACGACCTGCTACATTTTTCCAAAGTCCGCCAATCTCACCGAGTTCAAGAAGACCATAATATCGATCAAGACCACGCTCATCGTAATACAAACGCACCGTAACATCTTTGTTCTCCTTACTTAGACGCGACTTGTGAGTCTTTGCCTTGATAAGATTTCCAACGACTTCTGTTCCATCCTTCTCTTTCTTTTTGCTGAGATAGATGATTGTACTTGCTGCATACTTGAGACCAGAGCCTCCTCCCATTTCCTTTGCAGGATGATAAGCGCCAATGACATCGTAAGTGTGGTTTGTTACTAAAAGTGGAATGTTTGCTTGACCAAGTTTAAGAGTAAGCATACGGAATGCCCCTTTAACAAGTTGAGATTTGGTCATGTCCCTGACTTGCTTATCGTCTAGAGCATCACGAATCTCTTTCTCTGTGGAAAGCATACCTAAAGAGTCTAGCACAAACATACAGGGTCTGCGTTCTTCTTCAGGTTTTTTTAAGTATATGTCTACTGCCTGTAATGCTTTCTGCCTGAACTGTTCAACCGTAACAACATTGACAACAACCAGTCTGGTTAAGTCGATCCCACGACTTGTAAGAAGAGACTTGTTAACTGCTGCCTCAGTGTCAAAGTACAAACAATAACCGTCAGGATTACTATCCAAGAAATTCTTAACCACAGCGAGACTAAAGAAAGTCTTCCCAGTAGAAGACTCACCAGCAATGGCAGTAATCTTATTCCCAGAAACACCACCAAATATACTACCTGAG